GCCTTTGCTGCTGTTCTTGATGCTGGTGTATAACCTAATTCTTTAGCTCTTGATACAACATTCTTTCTTATCTGTGCCGTGTCTAAGAACATCTCTGATGCCACCATGTTTGCATTGAATGCTGATGTATGAGCTGAGTATGCTAGTAAGTCTAAAAGAAGTGACATATTAGACCCTTCAAAATTATAATCCTTTAAAGTATCTTGTCCTTTTAAATATTCTTTAAGACTAGTTGATACATCTTCAAAATCTAAATCTGTTATATTAATGTTTGAACTTTTTATTGTTGCCATGTTATCTTACTCTCTGTAATATTAAATCTAATCGTTGTGGTCCTGCAACATTTTGAACACCAAAATGTACTGTTACATTCATTTCATTCCCATCTAAAAACGCATCAACTTCTGTTATTGAACATCTAGGTTCTAAACTTTCTATGGCTTCAACGACTTGTCTTTTAACTATCTTTGTTTCATTAGATGCCAATTCAAATAACATACTTCTAAGATTAACCCCAAAACTTGGTTTAAAGGGGCGTTCATAATGATTCGTTAAAAGAATATTTTTCATACTTCTTTTAATAGCATTAAGATCATATTTTAATGATAAATCTTTTGAATCTGGGTGTAAAGACATATTAATATCAATATCTGTAAACCATCTTCTAGCTACTCTTGAACTTTTATTTTTAGTGTTAAATTGTGCCATACTATTATTTATGTCTCTTATATTATTTGTTTAACTATTATCCCACACCAGGTAGTGTTGAACCAGCTGATGAACCAGATGCGATTGGGTGAGTATGAGTTGCAAGAGTTGATGTTCCGCTTGTAATTATTGGTGCTACTACTGATGCTCCTGTTATTGCTCCAGCTGCAAATGGACCTGCATGAGTCCATACACCAGCAGACGCAATTGTCGGTGCCGTTAAAGACAGTACACCCGCTGCACAATTTACATTTGTACCACCAACTAATGTTGTAATATTAGTACCACCAGCTAGAGTAGTTATATTTGTACCTAGAGCTGATGTAACATTTGTTGATCCGGCTAAAGACTGTACTGTCGTACTTCCCATTGATTTAATTTTAGTAGAACCCGATACTGAAATATTAACTAGATTACTTCCTAATATACCACTCACAGCACTAAACGCAACACTTGTAACAGCGTTAGTCATTTGTTCAGTCATAATTTCACCTACTTTAGCACCTAATTCTTCACCCAAAACTTTTGTGGCCACTTCTGTAACTTTTTCTGTAACTTTTTCTGTAATCTCTGCTTGAAGTACTTCAACTTTAGCTATCTGTTCAGTTAATTTTTCTTCTAATTTTTCTTTTACTGCATTAACGCCTAATTCATCTAATACTTTATCTTTAAGTTCGTCTTTCTTATTTTCTAACATACCTTCAAAATCAGTTATCGCTTGAGTAACTGTAGTTGCCGCATCATCATATTCTCGTAAAAATTCATCAATTACATGCTCAGTTTCTTCGGTCAAACCACCAACGGATTCAGATACTTCTTTAACAACACTATCTACACCTGATTTAGTTTCTGTGTCTATTGACTCTACTGTATCAATAACTGTTTTTATTCCTATTTTCTCTTTTGCCGTTTCAACATCTGTAAGAACTTCTGCAACTTCTTCTGTAGTAGAAGTAAGAGCTTCTTTTAATGCCGGTACTTCTTCTGTAGTAGTTGTATCAGAAGCAGAAGCTATTGTTGTAGTTTGAGCCTCAAGTTCTTTAATTTGTTCTTCTGTAACACCCCCATCCAAAAGTTTTTGTTTTGTAGCATCTGTTAGTGTTCCGTCTTCATTTACAAGTTCCTCTGCAGCTGATTTAGACAATGCTTCAGAACCACCTGCAGCTGCTATTGCATTGGCTGTTATACTCTCTCCAACTTCAATATCAACAGCACCTTGAATTTTAACTTTATCTTTTCCTAATATAAGTGTGTACTTATCTTTAACTATCTTCTCTACATAAGTTCCATCTTTATCTACTTCTACTCTTGTGCCTGTTCTATGATATGCATGAAGTCTCTCATATTCCGGTGTATCATCTAATTCAATAACATGACCAGATTCTGTTTCATGAACATGATTAAACGGATATGTTGGTTTTACATAAGTACTTCTGTCTGGTTCTCCTTTAGATAAATTGATTACTGGATATTGTGTTGTATCTCCTTTTGCCAAGTAATTTACATCAGTAAAGAAGTTACTAGCGGTACCGAATTCTCCATATTTGTTATTATATTCTTCTGCAGTTAATGGGAGATAGTCTTGTTTAGGATATGATTCACCTGCAGTCTTTCCTACTCTCCTTGGAGATTTATCTAATGCTAAAGTTAACCCATAAGTTCTAGTAATATGTTGTGCGTTCTTCCCATCTGGATTATTATCTTTATCATAATCTTCTTCTGTTGCCAATCTTGGGTCATTGAATCCTTTACTTGGACTTCTTTTTATTTGATTAAATGTTCTAGTACCTTCATCATCAATCTTTTCATCTATTTTATAAAAGTCTCGTGGAGCTCCGATCAAAGAACCCATAACTACAGCATCTTGTTGATCTTTACCATCTCTCCAGAATCCCATTACAGTAGACCCTTCTACAAGTCCATGTGTTGTAGTTCCTAGACCAGATAAAGACGGAGAAGTTGTCGGCATTAAAACTTCTGACCAAGGTAAGTCTGGAGTTGCAATTAAATTCTTATCGTCTGTATGTGCACCATAGATTCTAACACGAACTCTATTCAATGCTTTAGGGTCGTTTCTATCTTCAACGATTCCTGTAAACCAAACTAAACCTTGTTTTCCTTGATACATTTATAACGCTCCAAATCCTTGTGTATCTGGTCCACTATAACTAGCCGTTGTTGTTTCTAAATTATTCCGTACATTATTTTTGAAACAAGAAATATTAGTATTACATATCGCCTGATTAAAAGCCCATTGAACATTAGTTATTAAGTGAGCACCGTCATGAAACTGAGTACCGTCATCATATTCTAACTGATTTGCTTCAGCTTTTGGTATTTTTAAATTTATCATTTGACCACTAGATATATCTGTTCTAGTTGATATCAAACATTGTATCGTATGAAATTTCATTAACGCTCCCACTGCTTGTCTCATTTGTTGTCCACCAAAGTGTGCATTACCATTAATTGACTTTACAACACCCCTATCATCATTAACAAATTCACTCTGATTCAATAATAAGTGATAAGCGTCAGCGTATCTATTTAATGGTTTATAAGTATTGTATACACCATCAGTTGTAGTGTCTGTATTAGGATCACCCTGTTTCGCACCAATATAAATTGTTTCATCTGATGTCCTAATAAAAGGTTGATTTTCTAAACCAGGTGGGTTTTTATCATCTCCATAAAATCTTTCTAAATAATCGTATGTTTTTTCTTGAAAATATTTACCTGTATTATTAATTGTATATAGTTTTGAACCTAGTAGTCCTAAAATAGTGGCATCTAATACATTACTTGTACTTGACATATGGTAATCAAGTATTCTTCTTCCTGAACCTAACTTATCTGGAGATTGACTATCATAGTGTGCATATTCATCTCCCACAGCCTGTGGTGCTTCATTACCATAATCTGTATAGACGAAGACTCCCTTTTCTAAATCAGCTTCACCCAAATACCAAGTATTAAACATATCTCTTAAAGAATTTATCCTAAAATTACCATTAGCGGTTTGATAAAAAAAGTATGAATCTAAAGGACTACTATTATAACTGTTGGCTTGTGCTTTACTACACAACCAGTTAATAGTTTGTTGAACAGTCCAATTCGGTATTGTAACATGATGTTCTTCACTTGCCGGAGCTCTCCATTCAAAAAATGGTTCTAGATTTGTATCCTTGATTTCGTTAGCTATACCTAAATGATCTTCTGCAATCTTAGCTGCTAAAGATAATACTTCTCCTTTAAAAGATTGACTTATTCTTATTCTTTTTGAGTCTAGTAATTCTGGTGAGGCGAACATAAGATTAAATACTTGTGAATGTTCGTGTGTTCTTTTAAGATCATTTACTCTATAAATTCTAAATACCTTATCTATGACATCATCTTCATGAATAGTATCATTCGGATTCTTAGCAGGTTGATGAAATCTGATTCTTATAGATTCTTGACCTGAGAATTTTACTTTTTCTAAAAGACCAATAGAATCGGCTATTACTACTTCACCAGATAAAAAATTATCATATATACTCTCATTTATAAAACATTGAATAAAGAGTTGTCTAACATCAAATGCTTCACCCTCATTGTTAACTATAGTCATTATCTCTAAGTGATAACTTGTATGATCTCTATAATCGGCCACTGCCATAACTTATTCTCTCACTAATGATTTAAATTCTCTTATTATAGTATCTAAATATTTATGTTCAATATATCTAATTGTAAACTTATCTTCATTTAAGTTTCTTTCATGTTCTAAATTAGTAACTGGTGTGTTACCCGTTGAATCTGTTGTTTTAAAATTGTTAGAATCTGTATAATGATTAATTGCATCTTGTTCGTTCACTACAGAAGAAACTGTAAAACTTTTTGATGAATCACTTCCTGTCACAACACTATCATTTGTAAATGTGCCGTTTACACTATTTAATGTAATTCTATTGTGAGTAGGATTTACATCTGTCACATAACCAAATATACTATCTGACTGACTGACTTTTTCACCTAAAAGAAATTTACTTGATTCTTCTGTTGTATGATTATATGAAACTATATCTGTAGACGAAGGAGCTATGAGACAAGTACCTGAATATTTTCTATCAATAAACTTATTAAAATGAATACCACTCTTAGGCCAATCACTCAAGTCTTGTAAATTCTCATTAACTAAAAAGAATGTCCAATATAGAGTAGCATCTCCATAAAGTCTACTAGCTGTTGCATCAGGTCTTTCACCCTCACCTATTCTATAATAAGAATATCCAGATACACTTTCTTGTAAATAAGACCAAACACCTACTTTACGAAATAAATCTTTCGCCTGTCTATATTGACCATCACTTTTAAAATCGTAAATAATGTTTGGTATATGTTTAAAAAATCCTGTTGCCATGTTTACTCCTATACCTAAACCATATTACGCGTTTTCGCTTGATGTTCATATATTTCAGGATCGTAATTGATATCAATCATTGTTGGATCTGGTTGACCATCAGGTGCTGATTCTCCTATATCCCTACTAATATTTGTACCTTCTGTAGCTTTAGACTCTCTATTTGGGTTTGCTGCAGATACTTCATCCCAGAATCTTTTCCTATGAAGACTAACTGTTTCAGTAAATGTTAAATTCATTGATATGGCCATCGGTGCACCATCAAATGTTGAGGCGTACCCTTGACCACCAGTATAGTCTACATCACAACCTGTACATACAGATGTTAATGGGAAATCTACCCAATCCTTAATTAATCCGTCATATTCAATTGCCCATTCATTAGGAAATGTCCAAGTACCCATCATACCACCTTGAACACCTGGTAACATTGATCTTTTAAATGCCCCAAAGATAGCTCTTAATTGATGAGATTCAGCTTCACTCTTTGGTCTAAATGTAAATGCATAAGTAAATGTTCTAAATGGAACACCACCAAAAGTTTGAAACTTCTTTGGATTGACCATTGCTCCTGCTTCCATTTGTCTTAAACCAGATCCTGGTAATATTGCTGATAAATTTCTCTTTACTAGTTCCATGTCTATAGCAGCACCACCAGTCATATTATTCTCTTTATCACCAAAAAATGAATTTATTATTGTTGATAATATATCAGCACTCGATTCAGAATATGTGACTTGTAAATTATCAGCTAAGTTATCTGGTAAATGTAAGAATATGTCAAAGAGCATATTATCATTATCCTTTGATATCACCGCACCCTTTTGCTTTATAGCCCCAGAATCATTATCAATTCCCTTATGTCTCCTTTTTAATGATCTAAAATGTATGTAATTTGGAAATGCAGTAGCCTCACCAAATTCTGTTTTCATAGATTTAAATGGAGGATATCTTAGTACTGTTTGTTCGTTAGGATTCTCTGTTGTAGTTGTTCTATTGACATATCCGTCTTTTATTGACTTTGATGCATCGGCATCATCTAAAGCAGCTATTCTGTTCTCACGATTTGTTTTTCTAGTTTCCACTATTTCCTTTCCAATCGCGGGAATATTAGAAGTTCGAAATCCTAATGCACCATGAATGAGGTCATCTAAACCATCTGATATTCTTTGATCAAATAGATTTTCAATTTTATTACCAATCTTCCCTAGATTTTTTCCGGTACCCCAATCAGATTTAAAACTATTCCACTTAGTGGTAATATTGTTATAATCATCTTCCGCTGAACCAATATACCCGTCTACTTTATTTTTGATTTTATTGAACGCCACATCAATCTCCTATTTCGTTTATAAATACTATATAGTTATTTATGTCTTATAAAGGAAAGTTTTCTCCAAAGAATCCCAATAAGTATAAAGGGAATCCTAGTAACATTATTTATCGTTCATTATTAGAGCGAAGATTTATGGTCTATCTAGATAATAACCCATCTATTCTTAAATGGCAATCTGAGGAAATCATAATACCGTATGTTTCACCGGTAGATAATCGGGTGCATAGATACTTTCCCGACTTCTACATCAAATACAAGAACGCTAAAGGCGTCACAGTAGAAGAATTAATAGAAGTAAAACCCTTCTCTCAATGTTCTCCACCCAATCCAAAGAAGAAACTCACTAAAACAGGTAGAACTTCTAAACGATATCTTAAAGAAGTACAAACTTATATAGTCAATGATGCCAAATGGAATTCGGCTATAAAATACTGTAAAGATAGAAACTGGAATTGGAGAATTCTTACAGAAAAAGACATTAACATCTATTAACTGATATAAATACTATATTAGACTATGGTAATTATATTATGGTAAAAACTAATACGGAGTAAATTTTATGAATAAAATATTAGTATTATTATCAACTATAACCGCGTTGATATCTGGACCAAGTTACGCTATGTCAGGACACTATGGATTAAGTTCTGATTATATGTGGAGAGGTGTATCACAATCTGATGGTAAACCTGCAATAAACTTTAGTTTAGAACAAGAGGTTGGAGCTGGATTCTATGGAGGAGTTCAAGGATCAAGCGTTGACTTTAATGATGGCACTAAGATCGAATATGATCTTTATGGTGGGTATAAGTATAATAGAGATAAATTTTCATTAGATGTAGGATATATGTCTTACAGATATGATGCAAATTCTGACTCTAGAAACTTTGAAGAAAAATATGTAGTACTTGGGTATGATGCAATAAGTATAGGTCATGCTTCAGGTATGCATGATGCGTTAGATTATGATTGGGTAGATTTAAAAGTCCCTTTCATTGACTTCGCTGATGTTACCTTACACTATGGAGATTATGATGGTGTCAAAGATAAAAGTGTAAACATTGAATACGCACTATCAGACACAATGAGTCTTGGAGTATTAATACAATCCAATGTTAGAGATGATCACATCGCCATCGGTGATGCTGTATCAGTACATTTTAAAACAGTATTCTAGGACTAACAGATGGCCGGGAGACTTTTCGATAAATTAGAACAAGAAGCATTCAGAGCTGGTATACCTGCTCGTACAAAGGAATCAATGAAATGGTTTCAAGATAATGTGAGTAGTTCATCAGTCTCCCGAAAATCTTTAATAAAAGATGGACCAACTAGAGCAAAACAAGTATATGGAAGTATGTATCACTTTCAATATGATCCAAAAACAAAATTACAATTATCATATTATGATAGATTCCCATTAGCTATACCTGTCCAACGAGCACCAGGAGGATTTCATGGTATGAACTTACATTATATCGCACCAAATCTAAGAGCACAATTTTTAGATGGGTTATTAGATATAACAAATAATGATAAATTTGATAGAACAACTAAATTTAGATTAACATACGAACTTATGCAGGGTGCAAGAAAGTTTAGATTCTTTAAGCCTTGTTTTAAACATTATCTATCAGCACATATTAAATCTAAATTATTATTAATAGAGCCCGCAGATTGGGAAATTGCAATATTTTTACCAACCGAATCATTTAGAAAAGTTAGTAAAGATACTGTATGGAAAGAAAGTAGGAAAAAATTCTAATGAATATAAATCGATTATTAGCCAATATGGACAATATGGCAAGAACAAATGATTTTAGTGTAAATATATTTGGGCCAGGTATGGGTATAGGTAGAAAAAGAGAGATTGGAGCCGGTGGTCTAAGTAGGCGTTCCAAGGGAAGGGCAAACGGGTCTTATACTATAGAATCGGGTGACACATTGACTCAAATAGCCGCAGACAATAATACAACCATAGAGGCCTTGATGAAGGCCAACGAAAATATAAAAGACGCAAATGTTATAAGGGCCGGAGATTCATTATCAATTCCAGGTACTGGTGAAAGAACTTTTAAAAAACAGTCATTAAGTATTAGAGGCCTTCGTTGTACAAATATAAATTTACCAGGCAGATCATTCATTACAACTCCACATACAGAATATGCAGGTGGTCCTAAAACTAATAGAATTCAAAGTATAGATTATGAAGGTGGTCAAGTACAAATGACCTTTATGTGCGATTCTACTTTTGAAGATAAAAATAAGATAGAACTTTGGCAACGAATGATATTTGATGGAGCCTACAGTTATGAATATTATGATAATTATGTAGGACATATAGAGATAGAACAAGAAGGTAGAAATAAACAACCAATATATTCAGTAAGATTACATGAAGCCTTTCCTTCATCAATACAATCCCAGACTTTAGACTCTCAGGGAGGTCCAAATCTACAAACATTTACTTGTACATTCGCATTTAGAACTTGGAGTTCAAATTTTAATAATCAATCTGGAGGACTTCTTGGAGGATTGTTTAATAAAGTATCAGGAAAAATTAATACAAAAATTGATGAGAAACTAGACGATTTACTTGGTTTCTAATGATATAAATATCATATAATATAATAGAGGAATAAATTATGAATTTACCAACGATTGAAACACCACAATATACTTGTATGTTACCCATTGCACAAAAAGAAATTACTTACCGACCTTTTTTAGTGGGTGAACAAAAATCATTACTAATATCTCAAGAAGCAGAGAATGTACATAATTCAATAAAAGAAATTCTTAGACTGATCACTGCATGTACAATGGACTCAATAGATATTAATAGATTATCTCCAACTGATTTAGAGTTTTTATTTTTACAAATTAGAATAATATCAGTAGGAGAAACATCTGAGGTAGGGATAAATTGTGAAGAATGTGGTGAGGAAAATATAGTAACAATAAATTATTTAAATCATGAAGTATTACAACCTGCAGAAATAGTAGATAAAATTTTAAAAATTAATGATCAAATTTCATTAGAATTGAGAGTACCACATCTATTAGATATCGCAGACATCTCAAAGAAACATGGAGATAATCCAGAAGATAGTACTCAGGCTACATTTGATATGTTAACTAGATGTATTGATAAAATTATGCATGAAGATGAAGTTTTAACTAGAGATGATTTTAGTGAAGAAGACTTGAACAAGTTTGTAGAAGGTATGACAATAGATATGTTAGAAAGTATGATGAAGTTTATCGAAAATCAACCTTCATTAGTTATACCAAATGATTTTAATTGTAAAAAATGTGAGGCAAATAATCCAAATATAATAGCGGGGATGGAAAATTTTTTCGTCTAGGCCTCTCTCATGATAACCTGCATAATTTTATAAATACTAATTTTATTCTGGTACAAAATCATAAATATAGTATGAATGAATTGAATAATATGATACCTTGGGAGAGGGAAGTATATTTAACTCTGTTAGTAAAACAAATACAGGAAGAAAACAGAAGACAACAACAAAGTCAAATGAAATGAGGTAATTAAAATGGCTAGAGAAGATCAATTTTCGGGTGATATGAGCCGAAACGAAGTAGAGATAGACTTAAAGAAGTTTATGTCTATGGTTTCCGAAATAGGGGAACTGAAACAAGAGATATTTGAATTAACAAATGATGATAGAAAGAATCCATGGCAGAAGTGGATATTCTTTGCTAAGATGATAGATGCATGGAGACTAATACCAAGACTATTTTTAGGTGTATATGTTTATCTATTATACTATTCAACATTTTGGTTTATGGATTTAGCTGAACCAACAATAGAACAATCAGGTCTTATCAGTATCTTAGTTGGTGCTGGTGCAGCTTGGTTTGGCCTATATGTAAACTCAGCAGCAAAAGAACATGGTGATAGTAATCCAAACTAAGGAAAA